GGGGGGCGGTGTCTAATATAACGAGTCTATCAGCACACAACCGAAACCTACAGCCTCATCTCAGCCTGCATAATCTTCGACATCGTAGCCTGCGCCACAAGCTCAGACTCAATCGTCCGCAACTTCATGCGAATCCGGTTCACCGATGCCTTAGCCAAATCTCTTTCAAACCTGAGCTCCGAACACGCAAGCTTCGCACCCGCCTGCCTCTCTGCAACCGAGCCTGTGCCCGATATAAACGAGCGAGCCTCCTCTTTGTCCAAAGCAGACTCAGCTCCAGCCAACACAACCTCAGCCTCATACAGTGCCTCCACCCCCCGCCTGTTCATCGCCGTGAGCTCCTGCAACTCCCGAAGAATGTCCGACGGTATCAATTAACAACCCCAACCTGTCACGCAAATGCTCCCGCCAAAAAAACGCCTCATTAAGATTGTTTCTTTCCAGAGCCTGCAGGTACGCTTGAGCCAACTCCCGCACCGACGCCAGAATCACGTTCGAGTTGTTCAGCACGGCCCTTCACTTTCTCCAACACCTCATCGGATGCTCTAGCAGTTTTCGCTTCTCTCCATAGTAGACGCAACGCATCCACATCGGAAAGCTTCTCCGACTCAACAACCCAATCGCGTGGTGTAACACCCCTAGCAACCTTTGCCATTTCAGCCGAAGACGGACCCTTAGACCCCGCCAAAGCCCACCTAAGCGCACGACCCAACGCCGACGTGTTTGCATTCTCCAAAGCACTAGTTTTGTTGGCCATGCCCACACCATCAACCTCAAACGCCCACTCTGTGGCCTTAGGCAAATCGTCCGCCTGGTCGTCCGCGTTCAAATACACTCGCGCCTCGACAACCCACGTTGACGCAGCCCTATCGTGCGCCGTCGTATGGTTCACAATGACGCACCTCAAATCTGGGTACTGTGCCAAAGCTCGCGCGTGACGTTCCTCCACCGTCTCATATTGAGACAAATCAAACTGTGCCATAATCATTTCCCTTTCTTAATGACTAGCCAAGGCGTACCGTTGCCCCTCGCCTGCCGCGAAGCAACCCGAACGGTCACCCCATTTTCTGTAACAACACCATGCCGAGCTCTGCCCATCTGGTGCAACACCTCCGACTTTACCCGTAAAAACTCGGCCTCGGCAACATCAAACAATCTTTGCTTCTCCAACAAAGCCACCCCGAGGTCATCTAGCTGAACCTCGTCATCATCAATCGCCGGGTTAAGTTGCCGTTGCGCCTCATAGGTTGCCTTTGACCCATCCCACTCAGGCTTCACAACCTGCTCCAAATGGTTCCAGAATCGACGACAAGCTGATAACTGTGCGTCTGCCTCGAACTGGTCGAAGTCAACCCAATGTTCCTCCCAGTTCCATCCTGCGACCGCTACGACCACCGCCTGGCTAATTCCGAACACTGTCATGTAATGGAAGACCTGTGCCCGGTACGCCGGAGGCACCTGCGACCAAGGATTCCTAGACGTTTTTACCTCCACCACAACCCACTCCCCCGTTTCCCGATGCCTTGCAAGCGCATCCGGGTTTGCCAACATAAAAGAATGTTTCGGGTGACGGTATGTTCCCGCCGTGAAAATTTCAAACTCTGGATGTTCCGCAGCCCACATTCTCAAAATAGGTTCCTCGAAAGCGTTACCAAAACGGACCGCCCAGTTGTCGACAGGTGGGTCAGCTATTTGCCCTGTGCGTTTTGCCCACAAACCGAACGCAGACTCCCAAGGGTTTAAGCCGAGAATGGTTCCCACATCCGAGCCACCTATACCGGTGCGACGCAACCCGTGCCATTCGTTTGTGCCCGCCCGATAATTTCCAAGAAAAAGTGCGCCTCTGAACTCTGCGCCGTCAACTGTTTCGAAAGGTTGTGTGTGTGTCATAGGCTTGAGTGTATGAGCAACGACCGACAAAAGTCTTTCAACAAACTGAACGAAGCGATTAACAAGTCCGGGCCGGTGCCATGCGAGGCTTTGCCTGAAGTGTTTTTCCCTGAAGACTTTTTGACCAAAGACATGAAAGAGCAGGCCGCACAAATGGCTCAAAAACTGTGCGCGACCTGCCCTGTTCGTTTTGAATGTTTTGAATATGCGATTGTGGCAAAGGAACGTTTTGGTGTGTGGGGTGGCACTCTACCCTCGGAGCGTTAGCCGTCTTCTTGTTGGCTGCCAAGAACCACAACATATGTGGAGTCCGATTCAAAGCGTGACGTCAAATGCTCGACAAGCTTTCGTGCCTGCACCCTTGTCAAAGTAAGGGTGCCCGGTTCCCCAATTTGCCACACATCATTGCGCAAAGTGACGTGAATGTCGCGCCCGTCGTCCATCAAATCCATCATTTTGTTTCCTCCATAGTCATCGTAATAATGCGTTGTTTTTCTTCCTTGACCCCGGCGAGGTAGCCGTCTAGGAATCCTTGCTTGTAGGCTTCCTGCCCAACTACCAACTCTGAGTTTATAGTTGGTTTGCAGCAGTCAAAGTCTCCCTCACTCATTGTGTCCCCATTCGATTCATCCTCACCGTACCCCAAACAACCAACAACAACCCCACCAAACTCAACCCATTAATAGGTGCGAACGGGTCAACAAACCCAGGCGCAAACATACACAACGCCCCCACCACAACCAGCACCCAGCCGGTCACAGGTTCACCACCACAAGTGCAACACTTGCCACAAGTGCAACACCGATAAGCGACCACCCTGCAACACACATGCGGGAACGCTTAGGTTCACGCAACTGCCTGCGCCTCACCACGGGCTCCTGCAAAGCAACATGCTCAGCAGCAGGCTTAGGCTCAGGAACCAAACCCTCCCACAACCACATTGCCCGGCCAAGAAACTCCTCGTCATTCACAATCATGTTCAACAAATACGGCGGCAACACATCCCTGTGGTCACGATACCAACGAACAATCTGGTCTACGCTTTCCTGCTCGCCCACTTCTAACCTGTTGTAATAACCCATCGCTTTTCCTTTCGATAAAATGTTCGAACCCCAATGTTGGAAAGTTCGAACAAGCGTTCTAGTTGGGGAGGTCGTCCCTAACGTCCGTAACGATTGACTTTTGTTCTTCCATCAGCTGTGAGAGCTCCCACTCGGTGAGGTGCCCGTCGTCCCAAAGGCCCTGAATTTCGCCTAAGCGCATAACCACGGACTCTAGTGCTGTGATATTAGGCCACATGTTCATTTGTGTTCCTTTCGTTTGTGACATGTTTTACACTGTAGACGATTGCGCAGCGTTCCCGCTACACCGTTTGGTCACGGTTTTGTAACACCAAAAAACCGGTGTATTGTGCTTGACATGGGTGGAAAAACCTTAGACAACAACATGAAAGAGTGTAAAATGGGAGACATGAACGCAGAGTTTCGAAGCTACGACACAATGACCGTCACACAGCTAGCACTTATCCGCGAGCTCGGACTAGAAAAAGTCGAAACAGTCACAGACGCACTCAAAGAACAAGTGCGCCAAGAACACCACCAAGGCGCCAACATCAAAAACCTTGCACGGCAAGCGGGCGTCACACGCCCCACTATCTATTCCTGGCTCTCCCAATAAGAAAACGCCCCAGTGGTGGACTAGGGCGTTTTCGGGCAACCACGAAAGGAAGGCAACCGTGTTCAGTGTATCACCTACTGGCAGGAATCACAGTCCAAAGCGTCCGCAGGGTCTACCGGCACCTCATAGCCATCAACGCGCTCCACAGCGTCAAGCCGCCCCATCACTTTGCGGCCTTGTCGTAAGTCAGCACTGAAGTCAACAGGGACATGACACCGGCAAGGGCAGCGACCGAAGCAACCTGCCCCCACTCCACATCCAAAATACCTACAGCACCCACACCAATAGTTGCAATCGCCACCTGCGCCACAGTTTTCACTGCACGCTCAGCCGAAAAATTCCAGTACGCCTTCAACTTATCCATCCGTGTTCTCCACTTTCTTATCGTCATATGCCGCCCCAAAAATGTAGGACGTGAGAATCAAACTTATCAGAGCAACGCCACCGGTAATCAGGTCGCCTGCCCCGAGCCGGTCTTGCCAGATAGCAACCACCGATGCGAGAATCATTCCGGCCCCGAGCGCGAAGGCCGCGAAAATGTATCTACGTCTAATCTTCCACTTAGGGTTGCTCATCGTGTCAGCACCGCAATCAACGGTGACACTACCGCGGCGAGGAAACCGAACGCACCGATAGCCTGCCACATCCGCATTTCGAGTTTACGAATTCGCAGCTCGTGGTCTTCAATCTTTAGCTCACTATCGGGCAGACTGTTCGCAATTTTCTCTAACAGTTTCCCTTGCCGTTGCACCTCAAGATAAATGTCACGCATAGAAACCCTTACCGCGAGCGCTTCTTGTTCGTCACTCATCTGATAGCACCTTCGTTGATGGCCCGCTGCAGGGCACTGATAGTTAGGCGTCCCCACACCCCATCGGGTTTCACGTCAAGTAGAAGCTGTACAGCCCGTCGAGTGTTTGGCCCGAACACCCCGTCAGGTTTCGCCCCAGCCCATTTCTGGATAGCTGTGTAAGTCATTCTTCCAGGCCTGCCGTCGATACGGCCCAGAGGGAACCCGGCGTTAGTGAGTGCAGTCTGGAAAGCTTTCCACGTGTTGCGCCCCAAACGTCCATCGACCTTAAGCAGTGCAGGCTTTACGACGACGGGAGCGCCGTCAAGGAACGGTACGGGGTCGAGCGTATTTCCCCAGCGCCCGCCACGTTTGCGCACCTCGAAATGGAGATGGTTTCCTGTGCTCGCACCCGTAGTGCCAGACGTATAAATGAAATCGCCCGTCACAACCCGTTGCCCCTTACGCAACCCGGTACGGTGCGCCCCATGATAGTAGACCGTCACAATCTGCCCATGGTCAATCAAGACTGTATGCCCGCCACCCGTAGGGCTCCACCCAATCTTCTTCACAACACCATCACCGGCAACCGTGACCGGGAACACGCCAGCCACATCGACCCCGTGGTGAAAAGTGCGCCTGCCCGTAATAGGGTGACGCCTCCAACCGTAAGGACTCCGAGCGTTGATTGTTCGACCTTCCGGCCAAGGGTTACGGAGTTTCATCTTGCACCTCTACCCAGTCACCAGCTTGCTCATCCCAAACATGGTCACCCTCAGCAGGGTAGGCGATAGGTGCCACCCATTGACAGGTGGTCTCATCGAGTACCCATGAAGCGTATGGTTGTGGCGGGATGAAAGCGTCACGGTCAGCATCGTAAGTGTGACCGATACCCGCATAGTTGAACCGGAGCGCTTTGGACTGGTCTTCGCTTGGCTCCCCATCGGTGTAGTGGACCCCGCCCCGCGTGTTGTAGGAGGTTTGCCGGTACACATCACCCGTGCGAGCGTTCAGTTCTTCCTCAAGGCCGTCATCTTCCTGCCTGCCCACAGTCACAAAAATTACCAGGTTGTTTTCGTCTAGTTTTGCAAAGTGACTCATGAGATAGTCACCGTTTCTGAATCCGTTGAAGTATCCGTCACAGTGTAAACACGGTTTACCCCGACAATCGCTGAAGTCTGTGTTACCCCGCCGCTGAACGTGGCTGCCGCTGTAAGGGGCAAAGTGAAAATAACGACACCAGAACCACCAGCGCCGGAAACTGTTTCCGAGCCACCCCCGCCCGAACCAGTATTTACTGCGCCGTCGGTGTCAATATCCCCGCCCCCACCAGCGCCTCCCGTACCGTTTGAGGCGTTTCCTCTCCCCGCGCCACCGCCTGCGCGAACTACCGATGACCCTGTAATAGTCGAAGCAACACCGTCACCACCAGAACCAGCCCCGCCAGTAGTGCCGTTACCCCCTGCCTCAGAAGCGCCACCACCACCACCCCCCTTTGGGTCAGTACCAGAAGCGCCACCACCACCAAACCCTTGACTTGCTGTCCCCGAACCTCCAGACGCCGATATGTTCCAGGATGCCCCGCCACCACCAGAACCACCAGCGCCGCCGCTACGTGCTTGCGAGCCTGTGGTGATTGCCCCTGCACCAAACCCACCACCAGCGCTAGTGACTAAATCAAAAACACTGTCCGAGCCCACGGTGCCGTCTGCGGAAGAAGAACTACCTGCGCCCCCAGCGCCAACCGTAACCGCATAAGTTCCAACATCAAGCGTTAGAGCAGCCTCAGCCGAAGCACCGCCCCCAGAGGTGCCCGCATTTGTCCGATATCCGCCAGCACCTCCACCGCCACCCCAATCTCGCCCACCGCCACCTCCACCAGCTATAACAAGATACTGACAAGCAAAGGGGGGTGTCCCAAAAAACCCTGACATGCGATTATATTTCTTAAAGTCCCTCAAAGAACTGTTTGCCATACTTGTTACAGCCACAACAAGCCTCCCTAAACTGTTACTTCGGCACCGAAAGCGTTGATGCTCAACCGGTCAGCAGTACCCGCCGAAACCGTCACCACATCAGTAGCCTTCAAAGTGATACCCAAAGTCAGCGTGGTTGAATCGTTAGCCGCGACCGGCACATCATAAGCAATGTAATGCTGATTCGAAATCGCATCCCCATCCACACGAATCGCCAGGCGGAAAGTCGTAGCACTCGCATTCCGGTTCGCAATGATAACCGTGCTGATAACCGTCTCAGTCGAGGCAGGGCAGGTGTAAAGAGTAGTCAACGAAGTAGTAGTCAAATCCAACTGACCAAGCGATTTATATGATGTTGCCATTTGTTAGCCTCCCATAAGTAGAAAATTAGTTTCAAAACCGCCGCCACCCGAACCACCCGCAGGAACCCATGCGCTCCCAGTATAAAACTGCAACGCATCCACATCCTTCAAAAAAGCGTGCTGCCCCTCCTCAGGCGCAGTAATAGCAGCATCCCTACCCGCAGCATTCGCAAACACCGGAATGCTCTGCGACATCAAAAAAGTGTTCACCTGCTCAGCAGTAAGCACCGCCCCAGCACCAAACGTCCTAAACCCTGCCGGAACAGCCACAAAAAACTCCTATCAAAAACCGAGGTGATTAGTGTCAAGTATAC